CGGGGTTAGGGGGGGATTCGAACCCCCTCGTTTTTTACTTTCCTCTACTGTAATACGCGTCACACGCGCGTTAACAGACGATCCAAGAGAAAAGAGACTTCGATTTAAGAGAAGTCCAAAGCTCTGTGCTATATGGTTAGCACTACCTGCCAGATTTACACTGGTCATTTATCCCTTCGATTTAAGTGGAGGGAAAAACACTATACGTTATCGTACGTACTACGCCGCGGAACCTGCCGCAGGTGTAACCCATGCCATCAGCATCTCGAACGAAGAACGGTTGAAATAACCGTCTCCGTTTTGTAAAGACGCTAGTAAGGCTTGAATCTGACTGCGTATTCCTACAGTTGCATCATCGACGCGTTGCGTCGCATTTGCCACCTCGGATGCAGTTGGTCTCAACTCTTCTTCGGTCTCAATGATTCGATTTTTCGTATCAAAAGACTTCATAAGAGCCTCGTATATCGGTTTCAGTACCGGCGAGTTAATATACACCCGGAACCCTGCTTCTGGGAACCGCTGGTTTTCTGTCACAGCAGCAGAAAGCACATTTGCAAATTGATTACGAACAGTATCTCTTGCAGCCTGCGTCTGAAACAGTTCTCCTAAAGAGGAGACACACAAATTAAGCAACGTTACGGGCTCTGCCCATGCCGTTGCGAAGTACTGATATTGGCTTGGAATGGTCACTGTGTACGGCATCTTCGTCAGAATCATCAAACGAATCCAGATCGGCGAACTTCTCCGGTCTATGACGATTTTTCCTCTCAATCACCTTATCCTTACCAACATTATTTCTTCTTTTTGACCTATATTTTTCAACAGCCTTTGAAGCCGGCACCGAATCGACGAATTCGTCAACCACGCCTTCGAAATTTTCGACGTTCGGGTCTTCATGGGCTATTATTTTCTCCCTTAAACCTTTCATGACTATATTATTAGCACAAATCGATACTGACGTAACCTCCAAAGCTAAAGGTTGCCAGTCATCCTCGATTCTAATCCCCTGCAGACGAGTGAAGACTTGCCATGGTTTTCTCTTTGCATCAACGGCGGTGATGAAATAATTTGGTGTCAATTTAAATTGAAACCTCTTATCCTTAACCGCACCTCTGTAAGTCCCAATGATAGCTTCTTTGCTGTTCGTGAGCCTTTTATCTAGAAAGCTAATACTAACACCACCTCTAACGCAGCCGGGAAGCATCCACTCACCAGACACAACGATACCTACCACACCTACGTACCTATAATCCTTAAATGGCACATCACGCAAAAGATCTATATCACACATAGACTCAGCACCTTTAACAGATATAACGTCACGCGTGGATATAGAAACCGTTTTTAACCTTGTAAAGGCTTTAGGCGCAATTTCCTCGAATTTGGTTAAAGCCAAAAAGTCGGAAACCTTCGGTTTTGACGGTACCATATCCATCGTACAACACTTCAAACAAAAAGAGTTCTAAACAATCTCTTATCAGACAAATATTTAACAATACTACAAAAAGCAAACGACCCATTAACTGCGGTCTTATGGACCTCAGCAATTGCATCATTCAACTGACCAAAATATGCACAATTTCCCAGCGACGATGAGACGTCAGCGAGGGACACACGAAACTCCTCTAAATGATCTAAATCCTTAATATGTTTACAGCCTAATTTTGATATAAGTTTCAGAGGGTCATAGTACACTATAGCACCCTTGTCGTGGTGAATAATATACCTACCACAAAAGTAACCGTAACGTTTCCTGTACAACTTCGCCTCAAAATTCCACATTAGATTCGCACCCGCCTGAATATCGGGAAGGTCCAAACCTCTCGGAATATAAATTACACTGTCGTCTCCACAAAATGCGGCTTTAATCACTTTCTCCATCGGAACCATCGTACACAAGCACGCAGCGATGATAACAGTATTCCCGATGAAAGTGGAGACATCTCCACTCTTCCGTTGATACCACAAACACGTCTTTATTCCGGCAGTGTAATCCTTGAGAGTCGTTTTCCTGTGACCCTGCTTCCACACTTCTTCCAAAAACTTGTCTATTCCAAGTCGTTCCCAAATAGCGTACTCGACTGCGCAGTGAAACTCGCCTTGAGATTTGTCGTACTTAGAGATATCAAGTTCCAAAACTTCCATCTCCTCCCTACTGTCAAGATCTGAGAAAAACTCCTGAATTTGCTCAGGTGTCTTCCTTGTATAGAAGAGGAATTTCGTACTGTCGATTCTCTCAAGAAGCATTCTCGTCATTTCAGAAAACATTGGACCAAAAATAGCATTGATTTGTTTCGAATGATGCACGATCGTCTGTAAAGCAGGATACTCATCCTGAATACTCAAATCGAGCTTTTGTTTCGGTTGACACTTAATCATATGCTTATATTGATCAACAGCAGGCAAGTCAATAAAGTCGTAATTCGCGAGTTGACCAATAGTGCTCGTTTCCTGCTTCTGCATCCATCTACTGAAAGCGTCGGTTGACATAACTATCGAATCCGCGCAACTTCCCTTATCAATTGTGAAACTCTGGAAAAACTTCTCAGCTACAAAACTGGCAGTGTCTTCGATGTCAATCGTTCCGGTCAGGTCGGGGGCATTCATGTTGCGTTTGATCATAGCCACTAGATTCTCAAGCAAACCCGGTTTACGTGGCTTCTCTGCAGCTGTTCTGATGACTGGTTTCAAAAAACATTTCTCATCTTTCGGTATGGGGACAGCCTTAGAAAAATCTATGACACAGTCCTTAACGTTAAGTGAGATATCTCTCAGATTCATTGTCACAGCATCGAACTCATTCAGCACAGTACTATTCCCAGGAAGGAGAGTATCGTAATAAAACTGCATATCAGTTGGGCCGCCGGATTTCGCTGTCGGAACGAACAAGTTATAACCCTTGAAGACACTGTCGATCTGTAATTGCTATTGGGTGCCAGGTTCCACCTTGTACATTTCCAGTAAGAAGTTCGACACCTTTTCGAGGTCTGTAATAATCTTGACCAAAGGATCGAGAACAACGGTATAATATTTCATGCTCTGCGTATGTCTTGTTAGGGCGACCAACACGTGAGGAGATATCCTTGATACGATCTCCAACGGTGTAGCCGTCAACCTAACGACACTCGTGTTCTCGAAGGTCTCACCTTGTATCTCATGCACGGTATTCACGTTCATAACCTCGACACCTGTATATCCCTTTTCAATAAGCTCAAACTTGTCCGCCTGTGTAAAGGTTAAAATTTTCCCTTTGAGCGGTTTTGTCACTGGGTTCATAGCACCTTTTCCTCTCACAACTTCCGCACTGACGGATCTTTCAACGTTACTAGTGCACACAACTTTTCCGTTGTACCTTGAATTCAAGAAGTGTGTTACGTCAGCCGGGCACCTCAAAGTCGTCCTCCTTTCTTCCACGGAATCTGCAACTATTTTCGCAAAATGCGAAGGGTATGGAAAATTTGCAATCCTACAAATAAAGGGAATCTGCTGCGTGTCACCAAACACAAATGCCTCATCACAATGCGACAAAAGCACAAGGAAATTAACACAGCCTGTATGAAGCATAAGCCCTTCATCTATAAAAAGCCTCTTGTAAACCCTGCGTTTCGGGTGCATCAGGAAGGAATCGACTGTTCTAACATTATCCGCGGTCGCTCTGACTATCCCGCTTTGATTCGCTCTCCTTATTATCATCTTTGAAGCCTCCTTACCGGGAACGAGAATCAAATCATCTTCGAAATTGCATCTCTCCAGGATTTCTTTCGTCTTACCGCAACCTGGAACTCCATCCACCAACACTATCTTAGCTGTAGGTTCCGGTGGCTCGCCGTCAACAAGACACTGAGTCAACGTCTGCAGTTTTCCCATGTCAGAATATACCATAGAGTCCGACGAAACAGCCAGTCTCAACCAGTTGCCCTCACAAATCGGCTCGTCCTTATCCCATTGCAGCAACACAATCAGATTCTTCTTCTCGACTGTTTCGCACACGCCCCACGCGTGACATTTCCCTTGAGGTTGAAGTAACCATTTACCTCGTCTTACATCCCACACTCCAGATTTTTCCTTAGAATCCGGGTCAGCGCCGTGAACATCTTTAAGCAATTTGCATAAGTTGGATACTGTTGCAGATAGTGACGAACTGAGGTAGTCTATATAGTTCTTCATTTGTTGAACTTTGAGAGACCCAGTGTACACTGTGGACAACATGCAACCCTTCTTAATTGCGTCTACGCTCATTAGATGGAAACCTGCGATATCCGAATTCACAAAGGAGAAATCACCACCTTTCGGACACATGCCCTGCGACGGTAACTCACCACCAACAAGAGACTTTACACACGGGAACGGTGCATCTGGCGATAGCTTAAGCAACTCAAACCTTGTCTCCAAATTTTCAGGCAACGGAGATAGTGCTTCGGCCACGGCTTCCTCAGTCGGTTTTACGAACGGTAGAGTTAGTTCGTTGTTCATCACGGAGAGAATCACCTTAGCTGCGTCTCCAGGATTCACGTTCTTTTCTTCGCATAGTGTCTGGAACTTTTCAACGTCGAAACCGTCCAGATCCTTAAGCACTGATAGTTCAGACAAGGCGTTATACATCTGCTCTGCCTTTTCCAAAGGTCTTGTGAGATCCAACTGCTCGAACTCAGTACACTTCTTGTATTCTGTGGCTAACCTGTCGGTGAAAGTACAATACACCTCAGGAACCTTGATCTCGAGTGCCTTCTCGGATATTTTGACAAATCCGGCCTTGGAGAGGGTCTCCTTTACGGAGGGGAATATGGCACCAAAACAATCCTTGATTTGTGTCCAAACTAAATCAGTCACGGTGTTGTCGAATTTCTGGAATTTCTTGAGAACAACCTCGTCTTGCACCAAACTGAGTTTAGTTATTAGGAAAAAAGTCATCGCCAGAGGTGCTAAAATAGCCTTATCAGTGTCCCACTCTGGTCTAGCTGCTGTACCGTTGATAATGACCCTTGACCTGATTGATTCTACGAAAGAGAGCACATTTTGGTAAGTCAGAACTTTAGCTTGATAAGTTTTGATGTGATTCAAAACAGTATAAACGAAGTCCTTACTAACCAACACTTCTCTTCTTGTCATCTTGCCTGTCGTAATCGAACCATCGAAAAGTGGGACTATGACCTTGTCCTTGACCTTGGGAAACCAATAGTTCACCGCAGCACTGTCCCTGAATATGGTTCTCTCGGCGTTAAGCATCGCAAGAGTCTTCTTACACTCCCAGGCATTGTCCATTGCTTCGTAAAACTGCTCTGAGCCGACGTTTGGAGAGTACACACCACGAAAAAGGAAAAAAGTGTCGACCTTGGTAAATTTACAAAACCAAGTATTGACACGTGACACGAGGAACTCTTTATGGTACACAAACCTATTAGATGCAGGAAAGAAAGTTTTACACACATATTTAATCACATTAGAGTACGAATGCGTATAGTTTAGAGTACTCTCATTGTGGAAAAAGAAACTCAAAGACGAACCAGACTTCTGAAAAGTCGCACCGATTTCGTCCATCTCAGCTGAATCGCAGTCCAGAAGCAGATTCTCGTGAAAATGGAAAGCAGTGTAGCAGACGTCGACATCTTTCCTCAAAAGGGCTGCACCGAACTCGTCAGCTGGAATGTCGTAAACACTATGGAGTGCGACAGCATAGATCCTTTCGGCTTCCGCTCTAAGTTCGCAAAGCTGGAAGGGTTGGTCGCAGCATACTTCGTGAGGTCTGTGCGCATATCGCTCGAAAGCTGCCTTTTGGAAACTTGGTAATTGCCTGTTCTGTCTCTGAATTCGACTCATGTATTGCACAATAGAGTCCTTTTGGTTTTCGTGCCTTGCGATATCCCTGATATCGAGATTTGGCATGCAGCAATGGACGTAATCTCTCCCCTTAAACATATGTGCGGCAAAATTTCCGCCAATGTCGAAAGTGAGAGACCCGTAAGGAACTTGCATCATGAGATATTCGAGCTCGAGTGCTCGAAGTCCACCGGCCAAAGAGTGAACAGCATTCTGCGTGTTGTAGAATGTTATCTCAAATTCCGGATAAGCTTCAGTCGCAAGCAGTGTTTGTTCCTGAGTCACTGCTTTGGAAAAGTTGACCTTTGGGCGACGAGACCTAGCATTCATCTCATCGACGGCTGTATCATACATACGTCGCTGAGCCAGATCGTTGATGAGGCTGTTCCTGCCCATGGCAGCCTCAACGGACTTGTTGTTCAATGTAGATTGTATATGTGCCATGTCGTTGTAAATTGTTGTTGTTGATTGTTG